CATTAAATACTTTAAATAGAAGGCCAAATGCTCTTGCTGCAAGTGTTGAGCCTTTAGCAAATCCAGCAAGTGCTGTTCCAATACCTACAATCTTGGTTGCTAATGGAGCAAGCGCTGATCCAGCAGCACCCATTCTTGTAAAGAATGCAAGTATCTTTCCTGTAGCAGTAGATTTTTCAATTATTGATACTGCACCAGCCATTTTAATAGAATCTGTGATTAATCCTCTTAAAATACCACCAGCAATAACTAAATTAAGGACTCCAAGGAATTTGGTAACTTCTCCAATTACACCAACAAGGCTTAAGTTGAATGTTCTTAGCATCTTGTCAACTTCTATTATTGAATTTAAAAATCCAGTAGCCTTATCTGCTATTTCTTGTAGGCTTTTTTGTATTTCTGCTCTATTTACTCTTACCCATTCTTCAATTGCAGGAATAAGATTTGATCTTAAATAATTTACAAAATCTACTATTACTGGCAATAGTGCTGTGCCTAATGATTCATATAGTTCTTGAATATCTCTATTTAGTTTTTTAAATGGGTCTGATTTATTTGCTGCAGCAGATGCACCTTTTGTAGCCTCCATTGTCGCTTTGAGAGCGCCAGCAGCATCTTTATTTTTAACAATATTATCATCTAAAGCAATACCAAGATTCTGAAGTCCTTTAAATTGACCTCTGTATGCCTTTGATATTACATCTGTAGCAGTTGCTAAATCTAAGCCTTTTGCTGCTGCTAATTCTACAGCAATACCCTGTAAGAATTGTGCTTTTTCAATATTTTTAGTTAGAAGAAGAAATTGCTGTAAACTTGGACGAAGTTCGTCATCAAGAACTCCTGTGTTTTCAGATAAAGCCGCTATTTGTGCTTCTACAGCCTTTATGGTTTCAGTAGATGCGCCAGTAACATTTTGTAATGTGTTAGCAAGAAGTGCCTGTGATTTAGCATCATCAACTGCTGCCTTAACAGCATCTTTTCCAATTTTAATAGACAAAGCGACAAATGCGGCTGCAGCAGCGTTGGCAGCAGTAACTGCTCTTCTTCCCATAGCATCAAATTTTTTATTGAGTCTTGCTATGTCTTTTTGAGCAGCCTTAGTACCTTTATCAGAATACTGAGAGGCAATTCTTGCAATTATTGCGCCTTGGGCCACTTTGTCAACTCCTTGAATCTAATCTTAATTGTAATTTTGATTTAGCCTTTTCTAATGCATCATAAATATTTTTAGAAATCCTATTTCTATTCTTATCTACTACATTCCAGACTAAGCGTGATGGCATGAATTGAGTATCTCTTCTGCTTAAATTACTAATAAATCCTTTTTTGCCACCTGTTTTATTTTTTCTACCAGCAACTTCATAAATAACACCAGCAGCAGATCTATTTTTAAGAGCACCAAGAGAAGTTGTATAGTCACCTCTAACTTTTCCTTCAGCCCTTGTAGATGAAATGCCAGCCCTAATAATAGACTGATCCCAAGCAGGCCATCCTGCGCCACCACGAGTGCGAGGATTGCGGGCAGGTTGCGTATTCCAACCACTAAGTGGCGGATCTTGCGTAACAGATTGTTGTGCTTCATTTTTAGCACTACGCAATTCAGAATTAAGAACTGTGTTAAATTCTCTTACAGCATCTTTATCAAATTGCTTAAGATCTCTGATTGTCTCTTTGACACCAGTAAACACTATTTCATTCTTAATCATTTCCTACCCGCATTCTTGGATCGCTCCTTGAGATAAATAACGATTGCTTCTAAAACACCTTCAGGTGCTTCAAGCAAGTCAACTGGAGATAGTCCTGTCTCCACAGAGATCATTGCTACAGTATATGTTAGGCTGTCTCTGTGGATTCGGAATTTGGGTCAGATACCAATTCAACGCCTTCAAGCGTATCAAGGAATGCATCGCCAAATGGTTTTACTACCTTACCACTATCTCTCATGGCGCCCCATGCAAGAAAGTAGATATGTTCCAGTTTTTGGTCTTCGCTTAATAATTTAGCAAATCCCTTATTGAATTTATTTTCAAAAGCAACAATTGTTTTTGGTCTTAAAGGATATAGTCCTTCTTGTCCATCTGTTGTTTTGACTTTTATTTGTATTCCATCCATTATATTTAGCCCCTTCAAGGTTTATGAATATGATTTATTTATGACACCATTAATTGGCCATGTAACTTGTACAGAAGATATATCTCCAACAGCACCACTTAGTGGTTGCCATTCTGAAAATACCACCTCAAAATAATATTGAGGATTTCCTGCACTTGTAGCAGCGTTATTGGGTCTAATTAACATTCTACCAATTGTTCCAATTAGGCTGTTAGCACCTGGTTGATTCATCACATATTCTAAATCAGTAATACCTGATCCAAAATCTTGATTAAATTCAACTGCTACTGTATTATCAGCAAGTCCTGGAACTCTTTTTTTGGCAGTATCGTTAACTTGAGTAGTCTCAAAAATATCATAGGTAGTAGAAAGAGTAACGCCTGTTACCCATTCGCTTACATCATATGCAGGCAGACCACTTAAGCAGTCATTGCCAGGAGCACATGGTCCAAGTAGGACCTGAACATTTTTTAAGACTAATACTGACATGTTATCAGGAAGTCGCTTTTACGATTTGTCCATTAACAGGCCATGTAACAGAAACAGTAGCCAATTCGCCAACTGCACCATTAATTGGTGTCCACTCAGAAATTAGAACCTGTCCAGCCTTTGTAGCGCCAGTTCCAGTTCCATCTGCCTTGTAAATTGGATTTGTTGTTGATACTGCAGCAGAAGTTGGCTTTACAGTTAGAGAAGCCAATTCTCCAATTCCAATTGCTGATACAACTGACTCAAGTGCTCCTGAAGCAAAGTCATTGTTCAACTCAAGGGTAATTGAGTGATCTTTAAGACCTGAAGTTCTTGTTCTTGCTCCAACTGCTGACATAGCAGTAGTTTCAACAACATCTTCTGGTGTATTTAATGTGACGCTTGTGACATATTCAGATATATCAGTTGCATTTAGTGTAACAACTGCGTCTGTAAGTACTAAACGAGCCATTGTTATTTATCTCCTTCATTGTTTGTTGATTTAAATTCAGACACCTTTGGTGCTTGTGGCACTTCTGGAGCCTGTCTTGCTTGTGTTGATTGTGTTACGCTACCTGCTGCAAGAAGCGCTTCAATGTTTGCTCCTGCCTCAAGTAATTCTTGTTCTGTAAGTTTTTCGCCAAAAGATTTGTCTAAAACTTTATTTTCAGTTGAAACTGTATATTCCATTATTTTCTCCTTAGCCCCAAATTGTTACATTGTAACGATATGATAAAAATGTTTGATCTCCAGTAGTATAAGTACCACTTTCAGCACTTATAACTCTTAGTGTATCTACAAGTCCACCTAATGTTCTGTCTGACTCTAAGGCAGTTTTAATGGATTTTGATCCTGTACCTGCCAAAAGTTCATCAAGTTTATCTTGTCCTGCTCTTTCAGATATTCTCTGAACAATCACATAAACATCAACAGATGCTTGATCAAGACCTCTTGCATTGTTAACATCAAATGTGAAATCTAATTGTCCAACTACGGCACATGGCGGAACTACCACATCTGGTATTGTATCATAAATTCTGATACCTGTTATTGTATTTAAGTTTTTACCTAATGCATCTCGTACTTGGTTTATTTTAATCATTAGTAAGCAAGCCCCTGATTTCTTCTAAATGTCTTTAATAACATCTCAACATCTGGATCAAGTCTTGAATTAAGTCTAACTGTTCCTAATTCTACAGATCCTGCAATTCCAAATGGAGATTGTTTTCTAACGAATAATCTTGCTGCCTGTAATTTGCAGGCTAATTGTACTTCATATGGTACTTCTGGAAATCCAAAGATACCTGAAATTCTTACTGTTTGTGGAAAGAAATATGGAAATACATATGATCCTATTGCTAATACTCTTGTGTATGGCCATCCTTTTTGTGGATTATTTACAGGCTCATACATAACATCTAAAGGTGGTGTTGTTGTATTCCAAATCTGAGCATAAGATTGATCAAAATCAGGATCACATGCTAATTCAGTTATTTGAACAATATCGTCTGTCTCTACATACCATGGACTTACTGCAGTATAGTATCTTGTAGCAGGAAATGCTAATGAGCCTTCTTGATAAAAGAATCTTTGGCAATAGTCATCAATCATACGACTTGCAGCAAGAATGGCTGCTTCAATTTCAGCATCATCAATACTGTCTTGAATCTGTAGGCTGTTTCTTACATCAGCCAAAGTCGTATAGACATTATTAGGTTGACTCATTTTGTCCTCTTCTCCAATTTAGGTAACATTGCTTTCTCCATCTTAGGAGTAGCAGTTGCTGTTTCTTTTTTCTTTTTTAAAATCTTTAGTAATTTCATATTACTCCTTAAGAAGTGGCAGGTCCTGTCGGGGTGCAAGACCTGCCCTTCCCTTAGATTACTCTAAGTATTGCAAGGGTTAGTTTTCAAATATCTAACCTATGCAAATCTAACTTAGAATGTTGGTGCAATCAAGCCAGTTCCAGAA